GTAACTCCTATATATTTATAGGACGGAGTTTTAAAAACTGGGAATAACCAGTTTTCCCTCACGGGTTTCAAGCCCCCAAGTAACGCTGGGGGGTCCTATGATGGAGTGTAGTGCTCTTAAGGATGTGTAAACACCTTGTTGGTCGAATTTATTCGATGTTGTTACAGTGAGTTGTTGCTCAAAATTTGGGTGTAGAATTAGTATAGTGAGTTGTGAAAGGCCCTGGCCATAAATCCTGACGCATCGACCTGCGGGTGGTGATGCGAACATCCAACCGATTCATATAAGCTAACACTATGGCACCCAAATGAGAGCGACTTCATGAGTCCGTACTGGACCACAGGAGATTAGCTCGGATAAACACATGCGTTAATGTTAGAATTGCCACTATGGGCCCATTTGTTTACCACGGGACGGGAGGGGGAGATATACACGGTCGCCAAAAGCACCGCTCTGCTTAACGGGCACCTCTCTTAGTATAAAAGATCAATCGCTGGCAACAAAGTACGGTACGGCGACGGGAGATAATTCCCTCTGATGGGCTTTTAATGTAGCTTTATCCGGGGTCCGAACGGCTAAGTCTAGTAGGGCATGATGTGGAAGCCCCACATTCCCGGACCATCATGGTTGAAGAACCGTTGGCTGTCCCAGGGTAGCTCCCTGGGGGTTTATGTTCGTTCCTAATATGTATCCAGAAGCTGTAGTCAGCATGTTGTGTCTTCCTGGCAACACAATGATTAACTCAGGACTTGGGCTACTATTTAGTCAGCTAAATGGCAGCAATGGAGAGGTAACTGGTACCGATGATATGCCTAACAAGAAGTTTAAGAAGTTGCTTAAACATCTCAGAGCAGATGCCAAAAAGCATCACCTTGGCCGAGAACTTGGAAATCTCGGCCTTGGGGCTGTGGAAACTTTACCTGGTGGTGCAATTGCAGCAAATGCTGCTAGGGCAGCTATGTCTGACCCAACCATCAAAAAGTTTGTGCAGAGCGCTGTGGATAAGCAAGTTAATAAACTAGCAGTCAGAACCGGTGCAGGCGGTTACTCAACGGGACGAACAGGATCTGGCATGTACGGGACCAGTTCTGCAATGGGGGGGCATCGATCAAATGCCCTCGTAGGTGGAGACTCACACGGAAGAGTTCCTACTACAAACGGTCAGCGTGATGAAAATGGAACCATCATGATCAAGAGGACAGAGTTTATCTCACCTATCAACGCAAAGGGGTCACAAAAGTATTCAGTGTCCACATTCTCCATTAATCCAGGACTATCGTCAATCTTCAATTGGCTGTCCCAGATTGCACAGAATTACTCTGAATATCAACTTTTGCAGCTCCTTTATCGGTATAAGCCTGTTGTATCAGCTATGTCTGTATCATCAGTTGGATCCCTTGGCACAATTGTCATGGCACACAATCCAAATGCCGGTGAGGCGGGTTATACAACTTTTGATCAGATCATCAATGTTAACACCTCAGTCGAGGGTAACATTGCCCAAGAAATCACGTGTGGTGTAGAGTGCGACCCACGCAAATCTAACTACGACGATCTCTATATCAGAACTGGCTCAGTGCCAAGTGGTCAGGATGTCAAGACTTATGATCATGGAAAACTCAACATAGCTCTATTCGGAGTACCAACTGATTACACAGCTGGAACACAGATTGGCCTCCTTTTCGTGGAGTACTCTGTCGTGTTGAGAAAACCGCGCCTATGGAGTGCTATTGGAAACTCAATCAACACCGATGTATTTTGCTCAGGTGGTGGTGAGACCTTGGCACTCCCCTTTGGGACGATCATCGAGAAGAACAAGAATAACACACTAGGTGGGACTATGACCAAGGTCACAGTTAGTGATTATATCTTTCCTGACAACTTCGAAGGCACCGTTCAGGTTGAGTGGTATTTTTACGCCAGCACCGCTGGTGTTAATCCACTTCAAACTGACGATGTAACCGCATCGGGTAATGTTCTCAAGTTTAGTGCTGGGATGTCAACAGGCTGCCAATCAACAGCCTTCGACGTATCCGTTGGTACGGAGACAAGAGCTGTATTTACAGGTTATTACACTGTAACCAGCTCATCTACTGCCAATGGGAACACACTGAATTTTGCAGCATCAACAGGTGCGATTGATTTCCAGAGTACACTAAGTGTACGTCAAATCAATCCACTAGTATATGATATTGCAACTAATGGAGAACCTATTTGATGCGTGGGGGAGCCCTTACTTCGATCCAGTGGTAGGAGAATTATCTGTTGTATTAAGTTCTCAAGATTTTGGGATGACGAATATTTTTATTCTGAAATTAAAATTTTTGAGGATCTGGTTCAGTTAGTTCAGTTCTGCACACACTTAACACGTGTACTCGTGTTGGGTTTACGAGGGTGCTTAGTAATGAGCATTCTTTGGGCACAGTCAAACAGTGGACCTTTGGGACACTGGCACGGTGATTGTGTCCTAAAAGTATCTTCCACCCGCCCCCATGTCACTTGTCTGAGCTTGAACGGATCCAATGGTTCATATTCAGGGACAAACCACCACGGTGGTGATGGGAGTGGGAATAGCAATGCTAAAACCAATCATAAAGCCGCTGAAAAGCGGGTTAATGCTAAAGGTTTGGGAGATAATGGGGGCAAGCAAACCAAAGTTCAACCTGGACCACCTGTCGAGACACTTCCTGATAAAGTCGAAGTGAAGAAGGTGCCCCAGCTAGTACTGTGTGGGTCAGACGTGGACAAAGGAGTTATCTTTTTTGATGGCTCCCTAAGGTCACGTCCACCCAATGTGGAGATTCAACCACATGGAACAGTAGTTAACAACGTTGGCAAGCAAGGCCCAGGGTGGTGTAGGAGAGATACTGGGAAAGAGCAGATATTTTTATCCCGTGCTGTGGAAACACATTCGCGGGATGGGAAAGATTACGAAGTCTTCGTACCCGCCTGGACATACTTGTCCGGACAGGCCAACGTACGTGAGATTACGGAAGCTTATCTGAATGGGGTCATCATACTTATGAACAAAATGTTTGGTAACCCGTTGGATCAGACGATCAACCTGATCTTTGAAAGCACAATAATCTATTGGGTTAGGATGAATCGTGAGCAGAAGAGTTCTATTCACGACGCCCTAATATCCCGTAGTGGAGTCAAGGTTCTCCTCACAGGTGCATATACACCTTTCCTATTTGATCAGATTGGACATATCCATGAATTAGAGCCAAAGCGGGTGCCTGCAATACAGGGACCAGCTGTTGATTACCCACGTAAAGCTATTTTTAAGAAGATAGTTTATCGTGAGGGCTCCAATAAAAATGCATGGCCAGTCGAAGACCCACTTGTGTTTAAGACACTTGTGGGACCTACACCGAGGTTCTATAGAACTCAGTTCTTCCGCCTTCGAGGTGATAAGAATTTTGTTCAGTATGATAATACAGGTCACAATATGATTGCTGGTCTAAAGCGTATTGATGGTGCTAGAGACAATGAAGACATTCTTAGCGGCAACCAACTAGGTGTTGTTGCTAATCTCCGACATGTAATTGGGTGGAGAAGTTCTTTCATTGCCACTGACGACCAGGTTGAGGTTATTGCCTTGCACCTCTTGGGATCCGAAGACCAAGATAAAGCAACTGCATGGCTTCTTCCTGGAATTCAAAAGCTAGTTGGAGAGGTTAGTAGATCTAGGATATCTTTATTAGATACAGTATCACGAACTAGTGATGCAATTCTAGACGCCTCAGCAACAGCAAGTGGTCTAGTCCACAGCGCTCTAGATTCAGCCTGGGCTTATATAGCCCGGGATCATATGGCCAATGTTCCTCATGTCAAACGCAATCTTCGGAAAGCTTATGTCAAGGGGGAACAAGTTCATACTACCACTGGGATTTTATGCCCGCGAGTAGCAGCTAATGTTAAGAATGAAACAGCTAAGCCTGGTAAGCCAAGTCGTTTATTCATTTCTTACGGAGCTGGTTGTATGTATGCTAACCACATACCAGATCTTGTTAAAACTTGTATTAATGGGACTCATACCTTTTTCACTGGAGAAGGGTACCCAAAGATGAAATTAGACGTTTGGATACTGGCTAAAGAGCCTGACAAACAACTGAAATTAGTCTTTGAGTCCTTGCAAGCTGCAGCTTGTTGCCCCAACTACATGCTAGTTGTCATCTATAGTGACGATATGGTCTGTGCAGGTAGTGTAGACGGAAAGTCCTTTATGTATAATTTGGACATCAAATCTTGTGATTCAAGTAACGCTGAGCTAATTTTTGAGATCATATATAATATGAACGCGAACTTTAGCTTAGACTATGCTAATGGCTTAATGCAGCAATGCCAACAGCCAATTCACATGGTAAATCCTTCAGACACATCTGAAGAGTTCATTCTACACCTCACAAGAGCTTTTGAGGGTTCCGGAACAGTCTTAACGACTATTCTCAACCACATAGCATCTTACTGTATAGCACTCTCTATCGGCTACTACATGACTAGACTTGCACCAGAGCAAGCCATCACAAATGGCGCCGCTCTAGTTGGACATATGGTGACAAGCGAGCATGCTCTAAGCGTAGAGCATTTACAATTTCTTAAATACTCACCAATCCTCGCTACCAGAGGGACTGTGCGTAAGCTCATCCCTATGCGTAACTTGGGAGCTATTCTACGGAATTTAGGATCAATAGATGGAGATTTATTACCCAAGCACTTAGGCATGAGCCCAAGTGAATTTAGCGCTCTACCAAACGCTAAACGTATGGACCTCTTCTTTGGTGCTGTCATAAACTCATACAAAAATGAGCCTCAATCGCAAGTCATGCAAGCCTTGCGTATCCGTTTCCCGTTCGCAGGGAGTGTTCCGGATTACCAGAGCCCACATGCCATCACTTCTACCATCGACTATTCAGACTGGATCGTTGATGAGTCATCTCTATGTGTCAGATATGGAGTTGAAAACTTTAATGATTTATCGTTAGTGATTGGCAATCTGGAGGTCGGAGATACCTACACTCTTAGTAGCCTAGCGGCTATATTTAGAGTAGACTATTCCCTGTGAATAGGTGCACACCACGTGCACCGGTAGACGTAAATCTACAAAATACCCACTTCGGTGGGACCACCTGGCTGTGCACGACCCAGGTGAGTACATGCCCTGTAAGATGTGCTATTAAGATGAC